CTTGTAGTGTGACCAAGTGCAGTACCTTCTACTTTTAAAATTAAATTTGTGCCGTTAAATGTTCCAGTCGTTGCCATTTATATTATATTTTATTTTCTACAAATATACGAATTATTAATTCTTTAGCTTTTGCCAAATTTGGATGCCAGTATAAGCAATAAGGAATAAATAAGAAACCGCTTGAAGGGCTTCGGATACGTTCGTTAATGTTGGCGCTATTAAGCTAAATATATATAACCCGTAAACCTTTATATTTTCCATTATGCTATTGCTAAATATAGGAATGTATCACCACTTTCATTTATTCCTGTATCGTTTGTGTTTAAAGTAAAACCATTGGAATCAAATTGCATAGAAGTGAAATTTCCTTCCGCAAGTGATTCATTTGCATATAATACTTTACCACCCCCCCTAACTGAATCTTGTATATACCATCTATCAAAAGCAGCAGAATCATTTGTATTTTTAGTCATTACAAATCTTGGTTGGAATCCTGTTGTTACAGAATTTCCTGTTGCACCTGTCCCTGTATAAGTGCCTATCTTCTGATAACCGTCCACATCAGCAAATACATAACAAATAACTATATCGCCAGTATCATTAAAATTATTAAAAGTAGAAGTATTTGGCGCGCTTCCATAAGCAGTAAATGCTGCGGTTGTATTTAATTGTAAATATCCGTGACTACCAGTAACATCTGTGTAAGTTGTCCATCCACCAGTTCCATTAGTTTTTTTTGTGATAACAAGCGAAGGTTTAACCCCTAATCCGTGTCCGACTGTGCTATTTCCCGCAGTTTTAGTGAATTTCACAATACTAAACCCTGCATCAGGATTAGCACTAACAGAACTTGTTATACTCCCATCTGTGTTTGATACTGCTGTTCCCCCTGCTTTCCAAGCCCAACCAACGTAATCTATTCCGCTACGATTTACGTCAAAATAAGGAAAAGTAGCATTTGTTCCCTGACCAAGAGTAAATCCATTAGAATTATATTGAGTAACTGCACCTTGATAAGTATTCGTTCCTTGTGCGAAAGTGTAATTAGTATATAAATAATAACCACCGCCCGCAAGTCTAACACTATCAAATGTAGCATTTGAAGCAGTACCCTGAGAGGGGTCAGAAGTTCTTGCTTTAATCCACACAAAATCTGGTTGGAAGCCCGTTGTAATAGCCCTATTGTTTGTAGCGTTTCCTGTCCAAGTTACAATACCAAAATTTTCTGTATTTGTAACACCACCTTCTTGGGTAAACAATCTTTTATTTAATGCCATAACTAAATTAAATTAGGCAAAGCATAATTTACAACTGCGCTTTTTGTGGTCAAAGCGTTTATTTCGCCTTCTTTAGTGGCGCAATCACTTCTTAAATTAGTTCGTTCTGTTGTGGTGTCGCTTGGGACAGCGGTACCCCCTTCGGCGGCGCGTACAACTAACCAATCAGTTTTCGCCAATTCCGCATTGTAAATTGCTTTTAGGTTTGCAATCTTTTGTAATTTCAATTCCGCTAATGTTTGCGAAAATGTTTTATTATTTACCGGGTAAGTAAATTGGTTGTTGTCGGCGTCCCATTCTACGTCGCCCAATTCTTGGCTTTCTGTTGTTGTTGGGGTGTTTACATCGTAGAAACCAATTTCTTCCAAATCGGAATCACTTGCATATTGTAAACCGATTTTATTCCCCCACGATTTAGGCGTTTGGGAAAATACTTTAATTGTGCCGTTGTCGTTAATTCCTTTCATATTATGGGGTTGTATCAGAAGTATAAGTTCCTATTGTGTAATTATAAATTGCAGCGCTGTCGCTATCGTCTAAACAAATAACTTGAATATGGTTATCGTTTGCGCCATCGTAATCAGTACTTCCAACTTTGTTAAAAGTTTCTGAAGTATCGTCGGAAGAAAATGTTATTGTTTGACTACCGGAAACAGTTATATCAATAACTTGATTTGTGCGCATATTTTGAATGTTCAAAGTAGTCGCGCCGGTTAAATCCGAAGTAAGTCTAAAAGTGCTGTAACTTGATGCGTCCAAATTAATAGTTCCCGAAGTCGTGGTTATGGTTTGCACCTTTGTAAACCTATCTTCAAGAACGTCGTATGTTACTTTTGTTAATGCCATTTTCTATTTTTTACAAATTTACGATTTTAAATTTTATGTATAAGTATATACAAAGCCACCCGCTTGACCCATATTAAAATAAGCTACCCTTGAAGCATTACTAAATTGCGACGTGTACGAAGTTCCGGACGTACCGCTATGACTTGATATTGTGCCGCTGTTTCCGCACTGGTTGTTGTAGCTGTAAAATATTTCTTGGTCATATTGCCCCCTTGTCCCAAGGGTAACGTAATTGTAGTTTTGTCTATTTGTACAGAAATTACCACACCCACTTGCGGTACTTCCGTTTAAACTAAAACTTAATAGCCAACCCCCATTTACATTCGAATAATAATGGTATTGCAAAGTTGAATAAGCTGAATTGTTTTCGCGTCCAATTCTTTGGCTTTCAAACGTATAGTTAAAACTTGTTTTTTGGCTAACTGTCGAACCAACACTTTCACCCGCTGAATTAACTGCAAATGCTGTAATATAATAAGTTGTATTTTGACTTAATCCCGTCCTTGTTGTACTAAATGAACCCGTGCCACTTCCAACCGTATATTTGGTGTTACTGGAATAAGTTGAACTTGTACCAAAATAAAACCCGCGACTTGAAACCGTAGCGCCGCCGTCCGCAGTAACATTTCCGTTCAAAGTCATCGAAGTAGTACCAACACTTGTGGCGGCATTAGTTACAACCGTAGGCGCCAACGCGTCGCTTAAACCGTAGAAGTCAGTCATTGCAACTTCACCCGCTGAAAGCCCGGCGTCGTCCCGCGCCGTCGTCAAACTAATATCAGTTGTACCCGTTTGGTCAAATTCGGCTTCTATATCCGCAATAAGTGCAATTTGTCCGGAACTTGTTATTGGCATTTTAAGCGTCTGTTATATTAGTAAAACGTCTGTCTGCTTTTAATATTTCGTAACCCTTGGCGCGTAAATCGGTTGAAGAAGTTATACTGTGAAACTGCCCTAAAATATGACCTTCGGAAATATGCGAATTTTCGTTTGCATTTTTTTCCGCCGCCGAATTATACACTTTAAATTGAACGTCAAATAAATGATTTCCGTTGGCGTCAACCATTTCTTTATAAAAATTATAATGCGTAATGATAACATACTTTTGCGTTACTGTTGAACTTGCTTCAACTTGTACGGGTAAGTTTATTGTTTCTGTTGTGCCGTCAGTATTTGTAATGGTCACTTCTTGGGTTTCTGTTGCGTGGTCGCTATAAGTATAAGTTGTGTAGTCCGCTAAAATTGCCATTTATTTTGATTCTAATTCTTTAACCTTTTGATTTAATTCTTTTACGGCTTCAATTAAAACACCAACAAGACCGTTGTAATTTACCGTTAAATGCGAAGGGCAATCACAATTTAAGTCTTTTACGTCTTTAACTAAATAGGGGTAAACCTTCAAAACGTCTTGGGCAATCACCCCGCCGCTTTTGTCCTTGTCTTTTTTCCAGTCAAAAGAAACGCCTTTTAAATGTTCTAAACTGTCAAGCGCATTTTCAAATACGTTTATATTTTCTTTTAAATTTTCGTCCGAAGAAACTGTTGTTGATGCCGCTATAACGTCACCATCAACGTGTAAATCACCGTCCGATTCAAGGCGCATTTCATTACTACCATTAACGTAAAAATCCATTTGGGTGTCGGCTGTGAATTGTATATAGTCGCCCGTGTCAACGCCAATATGGGTTATACCGTCGCGCAAATCAGCTTCAACGCTAAATTGTTCGTTTGTAAGGTCCAAACCGCTTCCGGCTGTGTAAATGGTATTTGTGTCAGTCGAATTAATCGTTATATCGTCGCCACTAACTGAAATATCAATATTTGTACCGGCCACAAGTTTTACGTCGTCGGTAAATCCATTTGTACCGGATAATCTAACAATTGCGTCGTCGGTACTATCGACAGCAGTAAGGGTAAAATCACCCGAAGGTATTAAATGGACAACTTCAATATCAACACCATTTGGGGGCGCCGTTGTGAAAGTAATCGTGTTTGTTGTGGTCGAATAATTTTCTTTACTTTGGTAAACACCGTCAAGGTAAACTTGTGTATTATTTTCCGAACTTATTGAAGTAGTCAAGTCAAAAGTGGTGTCGCTACCGTCACCGGTAAAACTGTCAACTTGTACCGCCCCATTCATCGAAGTAATATGTATAACTTCAATGTTGTTTGTACCCGTTGCCGGTGCTGTTGTAAAGGTAAGCGTTGAACCGCTTGTTGAATAGTTGTCTTTACTTTGGTAAACCCCGTCAATAAATACTTGTGTATTGTTTTCTGAATCTACCGAAGAAGTCAAAGTGAACGCCGTCGTTGAACCGTCACCGTTAAAAGTGTCTTGTTCAACTGCAAGTGTAGCGGAACCGCCCCCACCTATTTCGCCCCATTCGGTCGTATAACCTTCAAATTTGTTGTCGGTTGTATTATAACGAAACATTCCGGCCGCCGGTGAAGAAGGCCTTTGGGCTGTTGTACCCGCGGGAATGCCAATACTTTCAGTACCGTCAAGTTGAACGTTATCTTCTATTTTTGCCGCGGTAACTGCATCGTCCGCAAGTTGTGCTGTATCAACGCCCCCGTCTGTAATTTGTACGTCGTTAGCGTTTACAGTTATACCAGTACCGGCGCCAACTGCTAAAGACGCTTCACCCGAAGACGCGTCGCCCGTTAAACCGTTACCCGCTACAATTCCGGTAATATCACCGTCAAATTTTTCTTCCCAAGTAAAACCGCCCGAAGTATTGTCATAGGTTAAAACGTACCCGTCGGTTGGGGTGTTTGTGGCGTTTAAATGTTCTTCGTCAATACTTCCGGCCGCGTAATGTTGTGAATCAATTTTGTCGTTTCCGATAGTTGTAACACCGCTTGAATTAATTGTTACGTCACCCGAAACAGTCACGTCGGTGAAATCGGTACCGTCAGAAATCATTATATCCCCCGCGGTTGCCGCTGTAAGGTTATCGTCAAATTGTGCAATTTTGGGCGCTGTAACCGCGTCCGATTGAATTGCCCCGGTATCAACTAAGCCGGATAGGTCGGCGCTTATGGTGTCACTTGTTATATCAATACCCGTTCCCGCGGTAAGGGTGTCTTGTTTGCCGTCGATTTGCGTTTGAATTGCTGAAGTAACGCCGTCTAAATAACCAAGTTCGGTGTCAGTCACGGCGCTTACTGCAATTTTTCCGGACGCATTTGAAACAACCGCACGGGAGGCGGTTAAGTCGCTGCTTGTAATTGTAGTTGCCGCGCCGGTAATTGTTGCTTGTTTGGCGTTTATAAGACCCGTAATTGTAGTATAAAAATCGGGGTCGTCGTTTAGGGCTGCCGCAAGTTCGTTTAAAGTGTCTAAAGTGCCGGGCGCCGAATCCAAAACAGCGTCGATTTGTGTATTTACATAGCTTTCCGAAGCTATTTTTTTAAATTCCGTGTCGTAGTATTCAAGTTTTCCAAGTGTAGAATTGTAACGAATAAGACCCGCCGCGCCCGTTGGACGGTTTGCAGTAGTTCCAACGGGTAAAGCTACGCCGTCGGTATTACTTGAAACATCCAAAGAATAAGAAGCGGCCCCACCAATACCAACAACGCCGTCGGTATCTACATAAAGGCCAAAGTCGTTCCCGTCCCCGTCCGACAATTGTTTTGCACTTGAACCGGCTTCGGTGTTGTCACTTACTTTTATAAGTGATTTGTAAGTGTCTTTTATCTTTTTGCCCGTTAACGTTGTACCCATTTAACTATTTTTTACAAATTTACTGTTTTTTTTAGTCATTCCATTTGTCGTTTTCATTGCCCCAAGTTTCATTGTTTAAGCGCCAAAACTTTGTAAGGTTAATAATGACTTGCAAAGCTACTTTTATAATACGACGTATTTTGTTAACCGACTTTGTTCTTTTACCAAAACTGTTTCCGTTACCAAGTGGCATTACCTATGCAAATAACAAATTACAATGCCGTTGTCAATAGATATATCGGTAAAGTCCCCGTAAAGAATATGGCCTTCTTTTAAATCCAAATCAGTAATTGAACTGTCGCCAACGTGCAAATTTGAAGTAAGCGAAATCACGGCGTCTTTTAAAACGTGAACAGTACAAAAATGTTCGCCGCTTGGCGTTGAAGTGGTGTTATCTTCATCCAATAACCTAAAACCAAAGTCGCCAAAACTAAGTCGGTGATAGTGGTTTGCACTATATAATTGTTTCGTTCCGGCCATAATTATTTCTTTTTAGCGGGTTTGTTTCTTCCGTTTTTTTGCGCCCTTGTGCAATGGCTGTATTTTCCTTTTCGGTTTAATGATTTGCCCATTATCGTGTTTTGTCTTTTAGTTTTTCATAAGAACGCATTCCCCCAAGTCCAAGCATTCCAAGAAGTATTGTCATTAAATGGTCCATTTGTAACGCTGCGGGTACTTGTTCAACACCAAAGGCCCAAATGGCCAAGTCACGAATAACGAAATTATACGCCAATGCTATTGCGCAAATCCAACCGGTAAACGGGCGCCAACCCGAAACAAATATTGAACGGTGTTGGGCTTCAACTTTATTTATTTCCGATTGTAATTCAATAATTGTTTTTGGGTCCAATTCTTTTCCTTTGATAGCTTCCCGGATTTCCCAAGCTAAACCACCAATTGGCGTTTTTTCGCGTTTACCGCCGCTAAGAAGGCCCAACAACACTTTAAGCATATAATTCGTATTTTGTTTTTTTACCTTTCTTAAACGCCTTTAAAATGCGGTTACGGTTGCCATTTGGTCCAACGTAACTAACGTGAATCCAGTCGGGGTTTTCATCGTCGCCAAATTCCCAAATCAACTGGTCAAAGTCAAGGTTGTCTTTTATGTAGTTGAATAAGTCAGCGTTGGTTTTGTCGCCCAAGGCGTCAATATCAATGGCTTGGCCTTTAGTATGTTGACTTGTAGATTTTGACCCTATGGCTTCGCAAAGTTCCGGCGAACGGTAAAAACTGTTTACACGAATAGGTTCACCCGCCCATTGTCGTAATGGTTCAAAAACTTGCTTCGCCAATTTTTTCATTGCAACAACTTCTTGTTGACCGGGTTGGTTTGGTATTTCGTTCTTTTTAGCCGTGTTTGAATGTATAGCTTCGGCCCAACTAATATGTTCACTTATGTACGCCATACTAACTAATTATTAAGGCCAAACCGGTGATTAATGCCAAGGCGACAACGCCCAAAACAAAAAGGTCCCAAGTCGTTCCATTCCATTTGGTGATTATCCAATTTTTTACAATGTTTAAATATTTCATATTATTTGGTTTTTTGTAAATATTCAAGGTCTTTCATATATGTTTGGCATATTATTTTTTTGGTGGGTGGTGTTTGTCGTCGAAGTCCATAGCCGCTTTTAAAATTACACGGTCCAAAACCATATCTTGATTGTCCAACATTTGTTTTTGCAAACCAATAACCATTGCTTCAAGGTCGTCTTTCGCCTTCACCAATAATTCAATTTGGTGGTCTTTCTTTTCAAGTGATTGCTTCATTGCTTGAACGTCGTCGGGTTTGCTTCCGGTAATTGTAGAAACCACAATGCCAATGGATGCCGAAATTGTCCCAATCATCATCATTACAACCTCCTTATTAGTATCCAATACCGGGAATTGAATAAGCGTTATCATAATGCCCATAATTACCAAAAAGATAAAAAGGCTTCCTAAATAGTGACGAATTTCTTTGGCTTTGCCGTTGTGCTTTGGGTCGAATATATTCATTTTGGTTTGGTTTTATACTTTTTGAATGCGGTTTGAAACTTCTATTATTGCCCTAAAATACGTCGTAAATTCTTCGTAATCTTCAAGATACCTAACGCGGTCAATTGTCGTGGTGTAAACATTAAAGTTTTCAGCGGACAAATCGACGTTGGAACGTGTACGAACGATTTCAAGAACTTGGTCAACTATTTGATTCAATTCGTATTCGCCGCCGTCGTCACCTTCAAACGACGTAATACATTCAATTTTAGTTATTAATTCAGTATTAAACGAAGAACGGTTTTGGTCAATTTCTTCCATTAAATGACTATAAACACGAATAAAGGGCGTTGATTGTGTTGAAGGTACGCGGTTGTATATCGGTACGTTTGCGCTGTTTACGGTAACGTTACCGTCCAAGGCGTCAATGAATTTTTTTCGTATGTGGTGAAACGCTTCGCGCATTATGTTAGTTTTTTAATTTTTTTGTCAATGCTTTTTAATAGCCTTTTCATTTGGTGGCGTATGCTTGTAAAGAAAAAAGGCCGGGCCGGTAAATTTACTTGACGTATGCCCCGCCCCTTAAATTGCATTGCGTAATTTTTGGGTATGCCTAATTTTTGCAAATGTTGTAAATCGACAAACCGCCCAGTTCCAAATTCAACATACGGCGCATAATGCATACCGGCTTCAAACACTACTTTTTTATTTTGGGCGGTCGCCGAAATACTTCTTTGTAAATCGTGTGTTTGTTTTGGGACTTCCATTTTCATTTCGGCCACGGTTTTAAGTGCAAACGCCCCAAGTTCGTTTGAAAGGCCTTGGCGGTCTAAATTGCGCAACTGATTCATCTTCTTTTGCAGTCGCAACAAATCATTTTTATTTAAATACGCCTTTGCCATTTAGTCAATTTTTACCGCTTCGATTTGTGTAAATTGGTCCAATTGTGTTTCAAATATTCCGGCAACACGATATTCGCCCGACTTACCCGCAATTGTCAAAATACGGTCAATTGAAAGGTGTTCGTCGGCTGTCTTTTTTCGAACTATAATTTTAACTTCCAATTTGCGTTCGCGCTTAAAACCTTCAACTTCAATGTCGCCCTTTTTTTCAACAACCTTACCCCAAATTGTGGCCAAGGTTGATTTGGTTGAAGTGGTCCCGCCGAAACCGTCGCTTACCTTTGTAAGTTGTTTGACTGTGATTCGTTTATTTAGTTGCCCGGAATCCATTAAATAAACATATTTTTATAAGACGCCAATATTGCTTTTACATTCGAAGGCACTTCAACAAAGTTTACCCCTTGCATAACTGAAAAGTCGGCGCGGTTGTCGTAATACGTTGACGTTAATTGTAAAACTGCTTGTTTCAATAAACTGTCATCCAATCCGGCCGTTACATAAGTAATTTTTACTTCTTTGGACGGTAACGAATCCAGTTCAATAATTTCATTGTCAAGGCCCCGGGCTGTATAAGTCGCCGTTGAACCGTCAACGGTAACCGTGGAAATCGAAGCAACCGGCGCAAATGGTAAGTTAATACGAACGTCCACAAATGGCGTGTAATACGTTCTATTTTTCGCCACAATATCTTTGCCAATATAGTTTTCACACCAAATACGGGCTTGTGTAATCATTCGCCCAATAATCGTGTCGTCGTCGGTTGTATCAATACGCGCAAAATCTTTTACATCGGTGGCCGTTACGATTTCGCTTCCAGTCGTAGAATTAATTTTTACTTGAACGTGAAAATCATTCGGCGGGTCGCTGTAATAAAGGTTTTCAAAATATGCCATTATTTAGCTTTTTTGGTTGTTCTTTTCCTTGGCGCTTTTGCTTGTTTGGTTTCTTTAACCGCTTTTTCTTCTTTCTTTTCCGCTTCGGTGTGTTCAACGCCTATGCCTTTAGCAATGTAGTGACGCGCCAATTTGTCGTCAAGGTCGTGAATTTCACCTTCTTTACGCCAACCGCCTTGGCTGATAACGTCCTTTTTAATTAAAATTTTCATAGGATTATATTTGTAACAAAGATAAAAAAAAGCGCCGTAATGAATTACAAGCGCCTTTTTCGAACTTAAACAATGAAAATAAACCGTTAGGATTATCTGAATGCAAAGTTATTAAAACTTTTTGAATGTTTGCCTTTAGGTGACAAACGAACTGATTGCATCCCGCCAATATTTTTAAACACAAAAAAACCGCCGTAATATTCAACCCAAACGGCGAAATAATCAACCCTTTGTTTTGTGTAATCACTTTTGGCATTGTGCAACCGACAATGTACCGTTGTGTGGTGTTTGTCCGGTGTTTTAATTGTGGATTTTATTTGGACCTTAATAAGTTTTTCCCCGGTGTCAACAATGCAATCGTAAACGGAAGAATCAATTAAGGGAAAAGAAACTTGGAACCCGTTTCGCATACATTCGACCGCAAAAAGGTATTCGGCAACACAACCACGGGTATTGTTGTCCAATTTAATTTGGTTTTCATAAAGTTATAAAAAAAACGCCAAGTGGTTTATTCTTGGCGTTTCAACTAAACAAAAATGTATGAAAAAAAGGTTATTTACTACTTACTTGCTTCAAGTAGTTAGTCCAATATACAATATTTTTTATACTTTTATCGATTTTTTGCATTGAATCTTTAAAAGTGTCCTTTGGTTTTGTCTTATCGGTTTCTTGATGCATAAATTAAAAGTGTAAATAATAGCATAAATATTGCGTCTATTTGGGCGTTAAAAACAATTGCAAGACGAAACGCCCAAGCGGTAAATACGGCCATTAAAAAAATTCTTGCGTAATTGGCCATTGCTTCTTTGTTATTCATTAGGTGTAACTTAAAATTGAAATAATAGTGGCCACAATTAAAGCCAAAGCAAAGGCGGCCATTTCTTTAAAAAACCTAATTATATTTTTTCGATTTTGTTCTTTTGAAATTCGTTTTACTATATAATGATTTTTCATAACTGTGATATTTTTATTAAGGTTTGTGAATTAATGAAAAGTTCGTGTAGAAGGTCTTCGGTATCGTTAACGACAAAAGTCGCAAATGGTTCTTCGATTGTAATAATATCGTTTTCCATTCCTTGGTATTCGATTTCAGTTTGTAACATATCCAACCACATACCAAGGTAAACTTTGCCGTTTTCTTTAAATATCAAAACTTCTTCGATATTTTGACCGCCCGAAATACCGTCTTCAAAATTCATTTCGGCGCGGTGTACTGTGATTGTTGTCATAAGTTTTTTGTTTCAAAATCAAATTCTGTTTCCCAAAATTTTAATTGTTGTTTTCTTTCGCGAATTTTTAAAAATAACTGGTGACTTTTTTTTGAATCTTCTTCTTGTCTTTCGCGAACCCTTAGTTCTTCCAATTCTGTTACAATAAGAATTAATTGGTCTTTGATAAAAATCAATACGTCTTTTTTGTTCATTGTTTTAAGTTTTAAGTTTTAAGATATTCAAATATATATAAAATTATATATATACAACAAATATTATATAAAAAATATTTAAAAATAAAAAAAGGGGTAACCAATAGGCCCCCCTTTTGAACATCAAAATGAAACTATAATTATGCAGTTTCAAGTGCTGTTTTCGCGGTGCTAAACGTACCTTGAACGATTGCGTTCGGTTGGTAGTTAGTAAGTGCAACGCGTTCTTGTGCGCGTACAGTAACGAA